TACAACCACCACCAGTGGCTAGGGTTTGTTGTGCTGAAGCCCATATTTCACCTATGTTTTCAATGAATGCTGCCTCATCTATTATTAGAATTGATACTGCTTCTGATCTACCTGCATCTGAAGCAGCTGAGGTAGCTTTAATTTGGGATCCGTTTTTTAAACGTAAATTTAATTTATTGTTTTCTGTTGCATCTACTTTAAGCCATGAAGGTAAATTTTCATACATGAATTTTACCTTTGTAACCATGTTTTTAGCTGTTTCTTGTTTAGTTGCAATACATAAAATATTTTTATCTTTATGGAATAACATTGTCCATAAAGAGTAACCTGCTGATAGTGTTGATATACCTAACTGTCTTGATTTTAAAACTATAG